GTTGGTTAGATGCCCTTGCAGGTGCTGCTGGTGCTGACCTTGCGGCTGCTGCTGTCCGTTGTATGGACTGTACTGCCCGTGTAGGTGCTGGTGTTCTTGTAGGTGTTCTTGCCATTATGCTGCTTCCTTCTGTGTGGGGACAATCATTGGGTAAAGAATATCTTCGCCGTAGTTGCCGATATATTCCTGTACGCCCATGTGGCCCAGTGTGATTGTGGGGTCTACCCACACTTCAAAGCCCAGTTCCCGTGCACGGTCGCAGAAGAGGAAGTCCTCTCCGATATAGCCTTCGTCGGTAACAAGGAAATCGAACATAGCGTTTAGCATGCGGTCAGACCGCGTGTCGTAGTAGCTCCACTCTGGGTGGGCTTCAGACATCTGCTCAAACACTTCGCGGCGTACCAGCATAAATGCTGTAGCTACACGCTTCGCACGGACCAGACCCATGTTGTTCATGGAAAGCTGGTTGTTCTCGTCGTGGTCGAGAGTAGCGATATAGTTTTTGGTTTCGCTGCGCGTACGGGGCACGGCAGCTACAATGCCCTTCTTAGGGTCGGTGCCCCACGCCATAAGGCGGAACATATCTTGTGCCTCGAAGTTAATGTCCGAGTCGATAAACATTAGGTAGTCGCAGTTAGACTCTAGCAGGTCTTGCGCCAGCAGGTTGCGCGCACGAGAAACAACCGAACACCCGCATATGCTGCCGATGTGAAGTTCAATTCCGTGTGCCGCAGCCTGCTGAGCAAAACGAGCAAGAGAAACAGCTAGCTTCAAGGATACCTTGAAGTCGTACGCTGGAAGAGCGATGAAGACGCTCTTACCAGCTAAGTCGTAGCTTTGTTCCTGTTGCATATATCACCCGTAGAAAATGGTAATGGAGGCAGTGTTGGTCACTGTACCATACAAACCGTTCTCTGCAAGTATGCCTTGGTCAGGGATTAGGACATACACCGCGTCTGCATTTGCAGCAGCAGGCGTGTTCAACGTCAGCAACGTGTTGCCACCCTGCCCGTCCGTTATAACCACTGAACCAGCGGTCGCACCATTGGTGTAATAAATACCCTTGATACGCGTACGGAACGCCATGTTAGCATCAGTCTGAGTCTTGAACACACCGGTAGCCGTAAGTGGCTTGGTGGATTTGACGTCTGTTTGCATTGCCATCGGATTTCTCCTTCTTAGAGGTTACCGATTACGAAGCAGTGGTTACTGCAATCCAAGTGGTGCCGCCATCCGAGACGTACAAGCGTGTCGAAGCAGACGAACCGTCGCTGCGGAGGTAAATCGAACCTTTAGCAGCCGCAACAGTAGGCGCGCCTGAACCGAAGTAGACGCCCATACCAGCAGCAGTATTTGTGCCGATGAAACCAGCTGCGCCGCCAGCCGTGAGGGCTGAACCACTAAGAGCGGTGATTGAGCTAGTTGCTGTGATTGCTGCACCGATGGTGCCGGTTACGGTTACAGCGCCGGTTGTGGCGTTGATTGAAATTGTTTGGAAGCCGTTCTCAGAACGAACTGGACCGTTAAATGTGGTATTAGCCATGATTTATCTCCTGTGTAGTAGCACTCGTACGTACCGTCTCTACTAAGTCCGCTGGGCCGGTCGGTACGAATAATATCCCTAGTAACGTAGATATAGCACATATAAAAAAGAAGGGAAGAGATTTCTCTCCTCCCTTCCCCCCGTTCCCTTGAGCTACGCTCTCGGGGAAACTATTAGGCTGCGCCTTCGCTGCCGTACATACCCAGAGGGTCTGACCAGCCGAACGAATAACGCTCACGAGCCTTGTAACGTACGTTACCAGTATCGAAGTCACCGTCCATGCCCGTCGCCATTGGCGTACGAACAAAGTGCTTCAGACCGTTTGGCACGTCGGTGGTCAAGAACCACGCGTCGGTGTCGGTCAAGAAGTGGTTTACGGCGTAACCTTCTGGGATCGAGCCGTTCGACTTGATTGCGTTGATGTCGTTGTCTGCAGTCGAAACGCGAAGTTCGGTTTCGAGCAAGCGAGTAGCAACGAACATCAGGCTTGGGGGTACGACAAGCTTACGCGGTTTAGCCGCGATGAGCAGGCCACGTTCATCCGTCCACGCTGCGATCTGAATTACAGCCGCTTCAAGCGACGTTTCGTTCAAATCAGCAGGAGTGCTTGGGATGTTCGAGTTCGTGCCACCAGAAACCAATGGGTGCGAAGCCGAGAACAATGGTTGGCCATCGCCACCGGTATAGTCGGTGTCGAAGCCGTTGTTCAAGACTGCAGCAGCCTTAGTTTGCTTGGTGTAGGCCATGGCGCGAGCCAGTGCCTTCGTGTAACGCGACGACAGGGAGTCGTACAAGTTATCTTCAATCGCTTCTTCCGTCAGCGAGAACCCGAGGGCAATCGTTTCGTGGTTGTAGCGAGCAGTGAAGACTTCCTGTGCGTTGTCGTACGCGATGGCCGAACCTTCGTTCTTGACTGGAGCAGCCGAGAAACCAGAAAGCTTTGTTTCTTCTTCGAACGAACGCTCGGAAGTTTCCGTTTCGTAGATTTCTTTGTGCTCTTCGCCGTAACGTGCATACTCGAGGCCGAACAAAGCGTTCAGTCCGGGCAACAGTTCTTTAAGAAGTTGTGCGCGTGAAATTGCCATTGTTCAGTCTCCTTATGCCAGACCGGTTGGGTTGAGGTAGCTGTGGGTGCCTTGGTTCCACTTGACGATAACTTCGGTGTAAGAACCGGGGTTACCTGCAATAGCGGTCTCAGGAACAACGTCCACAACGCGGATAGGCCACGTCGAAGTAGTACCTTCGGTCGAGTCTACACCGACCTTAGAGTTACCGTTCGAAGTTGAACCTGTGTTGTTCGCGCCGTTAGCGAGCTTGAGGTTCGAACCAACAGCAGCTTGTGTTACATAGCTGACGGTGTTCGAGTTGGTACCAGCGCATACAGCGACCTTGAACAACGCATCAGGGTCTTCCTGAACGTATGCTGTGATGTCACTGATGTTCGTGGTGCCGGGGTAGTACTGACGGAATGTCAGACCAAAGGTTGGGTCCGTATAGGTGCAACCGAGGAAAACACCGACAGGGGTTGCAGCGTCTGTACCAGTGTCCTTGCCAACAGTACCGCCTGCGAGCAACTTAACGACGTCACCATAGAAAATGGCAGTCGAGGAGTTAACCGCGATTGGAAGTTGACGAGTAGCACCAGCAAAAACCTGTCCGCCAATCAAGTTGATTGGGATTAGCCCGTAAGGGCTGGTAACAGAAGGGTATGCCATTTTATAGCTCCTTTAGCTATTTGCCTTTGCCAAATGACGTCGTAGACCGTTTTTCCCTAAAGAGTGGCATACGAGCGTCGTTCTCACGCATGAAGTTATTGTCCACTGACTCCATCTGAGACTGGTTTTTGTTAGCGAAGTATTCCTTACGCTGACGCATCAGTTCTTCTGGTGCCTTGCACAACAACAGTCCTGCGACTTCGATGTTGTTTTTGAAACGGCTATCTGGGTCCACCAACATTTGGAACTGGGGTTGCTCCTCGATGGCCACTGGCTCCCAACCTTCCCGTAGTTTGGACGAGACGTTGCTAGCATCATTCTTACCCATCGACGATACACGTATCCAACGATACGCATACCCAGCTTGCTTGTCCGGTTCTGGCAGGGTCGATGCCGGTTGCCATACTTTTGGACGTTCAGCTTCTGCACGAGTTTCACGAGGGGCACGGGTCGAACCCGCTTTGCCTTCTAAGGCGTCAATAATATCAGTCATTTTACTTCTCCATCTTCATAAGTTCACGGGCATACTGCTCTGGGGTTAGACCCAGTTTACGAGCAATTGCCAGTTGGGACTGTTTCAACACAATCTTTTTGGGGGACCGTGTACGTGAGGCTGGAGCAACGACCGATGACGCTTTTTGTTCGCGTGCAGCTGGTTTGGTGTCGCCATTATCCATTTCATCCCCGAAGTAATCGGAGAAGCGACGGCGCATAGTTTTGTCTACAACGCCCCAATATTCGTCGGTACCTGCAAACTGCGGGCCACGTTCATTTATGAGCCTCTGATGAAGCCCAAGAGCAGCTGCGGTCATTTCCGGGTCTGTACCATACCACGTATTGCGCTCTTGCCACGCCATAGTTTTCTGGTCAGGCTGCGGAACTTGCACCTGCTGTTGAGGTATTTCTACCGCGTTATCTTCCTCTTGTAAAGTAGGACGATAATTATTTATTTGCTGCATGCGGTAGTTAACTTCCGCAAGCTTCTCCTGAGCATCCGCTAGACGGTCTGCATCTCCAGACTCGTACGCTTCTTTGAACTCACGTTTAGCTGCTGCAGCTTCATACTCCGTGGCTTGCTTAAAGCTGCCGACCAATGTCTGCTCGCCCTGAGCTATAGTGTTTTTTAGCCTACGGTTTTCTTCAAGAATACGCTGCGCAACAGACAGAGCTTCTGTCTTTTCACGCATTTCGCGTTCTTTTTCACGACGCTCGTCATGCCAGACTTTCTTCATCTGCTTCAGACGGGTCTTAACTTTATCCGAGTACTCTTCGAGTTCGTCGGCTTCTAGCTCTTCGACAAGTTCCTTAGGCATAGGCTCACGGCCACGGTCTGCCTCGGGGGTATCATCTTCAATTTCAATTTCCGGCTTGTCAGCCTCAGAAACGGGGGTTTCGTCTTCGATTTCGTAGGAAAAATCCTCGAAATCATCATTCTGCATACTCATATCATTCTCCTTTGTACGGGTTACGTCCGTTAAGCGCGGGAAATGCCCCGGGGGTCTTCAACAACACCTTCTACACTGTCGTCGTTGATGATGCGGAACTCACGACCGTGAATTTTCACACGGCTACCTGCCATTGGGCGGGTCAGAATGAAGTCACCTTCTTGGCACCATGGGCCAGACGGGAAGCGTTTCTCGTCCTTGTAGCAATCTGGACCCAGCTTCAGCACCATAAGCACTGGGGTAGTGAGTTCTTCATACTGCTTGGTAGAGTCGGCCTTGAAGATGCCGCCAGCGGTCTTCTCTTCGACTTCTGGGATAGCGCACAAGATGCGGTATCCTGATGGGTCTGGAAGCTGCTTGGCTTTCTTCTCGTCGGTGTCGGGTTCTTTGTCCTTTGCCACAATGGGTTTGCCATTTAGGCCCACTAACGAGGGGGTGGTGACCCCAACAATATCAGTCATAGTCTTGTTCCATATTTTGTGCGGCTTCAGCAATGAAACCGTTTGTAATCATAAGCCCCCGGATAATCCCGCAGGCATATTTATAGTCCCCATGGTCCTTTGCAGTTCCACGGGCGAGGTCGCCGCTAAGTACGTCAATCTCGTCTTGTATCTTTTTTGACAGGTACGTCAGTAACTCATGGGTCATTCATTCTCCTTAAGCGTTGCTT